GTCGTAGGCGTTTACTTAGATGTTGAGGTGCTTCCTTCGCAGAAATCCATCACGTCGTTAAGTGGTGAGATGGATCGCTTGGATGGTCAAGACGCTAATCAGATTGATTATGACTGCACGATTTTGGAGTGTCATGTTGATTTGGACCTAGAAGGTTATGAAGACGAAGATGCTGACGGTGAGTTCACGGGCATTAAGATTCCGTACATTGTGACCATCTCTGAAGACAATGGGCAGGTGTTGTCTATTCGTCGTAACTATCTTGAGGACGATGATCTTCGTAAAAAGATTAATTACTTTACGCATTACAAGTTTTTGCCGGGCTTCGGCTTCTACGGTCTAGGCCTGATCCACACCATTGGTGGCCTGTCTCGCACAGCCACTTCGGCGCTTCGCCAATTGATCGATGCGGGTACGTTGTCTAACTTGCCTGCGGGTTTCAAGGCCCGCGGACTGCGGATCAGAGATGATGATGAACCATTGCAGCCGGGCGAGTTTAGAGACGTCGATGCGCCGGGCGGTGCTATCCGCGACAGCCTAATGCCGCTACCCTTCAAAGGGCCCGACCAAACCTTGTTTCAACTACTAGGGTTCGTCGTCGATGCCGCGCAACGTTTTGCAACCATCACGGATCTTAAAGTAGGTGCAGGTGATGCGTCTGCCGCGGTAGGTACTACCATGGCGATGATGGAGCAGGGTGCTCGCGTGATGAGTGCGGTCCATAAGCGTTTGCATTATGCGATGCGTCAAGAGTTTAAGATTTTGGCACGAGTGATGTCGGAGAGTTTGCCGCAGGAGTATCCGTTCTCGGTTCCCGGCGGAGATGAAACCATCATGCAAGCCGACTTCGACGACCGTGTCGATATCATCCCCGTCAGTAATCCAAACGTGTTTAGCCAAGCACAACGGATCATGTTAGCTCAAACTAAGATGCAACTCGCGGCCCAAGCACCAGAGATTCATAACATCCACGAAGTGTATCGTGACATGTATGAGGCGCTAGGGGTAACGGATGCCGATCGGATTATGAAGGCCATTCCAGCGGAAGAGCCCACACCGATTGATCCAGCACAAGAGAACATTAATGCGCTCGACATGTTGCCACTAAAAGCTTTTGAAGGCCAAAACCATCAGGCGCACATCCAAGCGCACTTGATCTTTGGTACAAGTCCGACGGTGGGCAGTATGCCGCCCGTAGCCATGACGCTTCAAAAACATATTATGGAACATGTGCAGATTGCAGCACAAGAGCAGGCCATGGTTGCTTATCAACAGCAAGCCCAACAGTCTGGCGCTAACCTTCCTGAAGAGCAGCAGATGTTAGAAGTGGAGCAGATAACGGCTCAATTTATTGCAGAAGGCTTACAGCAAGTTAAAGATGCGTCTGGCCAGTTGTCTGGTGCGGGTGCTCCTGATCCGTTAATTCAGTTGAAGGAACAAGAGATTCAGGCTAAAGTAGCCGATAACGAAGCTGATAACCAGCTTGATCAAGCCAAGTTGCAGTTGGATCAACAGAACCAACAGATGCGCTCGGAGCAGTTTGATGAGCGGATTGCAGCACAAGAACGACAAACATCAGCACGTATCCAATCAGCTATGGATCGTGAACTATTAAAGCAACGCGGAGATTAAAATGAGCAAAGACAAATCAGGACTAGGGGGCTACAGCTCTGAAATGTACTACAAAGACCTTCTTGCAGAGCGAGGCGGTCGAGGTTTTAGCTTGCAGAAAAATACTAAATCTACGGGTAAAAACGCCACACAATCCGTGTCTAAAGGTAAAGGAAAAGGTAAGTAGATCATGAAGAATCGAACTGTAAAAGTAAATGGTGCTCCACCAAGCAAAACGCCAAAGGCAGTCACCTATGCGGACATTAAAGGCCAAGGCCGTATTCCTTATGGCAAGACTGCACCTGCTCCTGTAGCGGGTGGTCTTACTGACTTCGCTAATACGCCTCGTAAGATGCGGACCCGTGGCACGGGTGCCGCGATCCAAGGCACGAGTCACATGGGTTACTAGTTTGTCTCCACGTAAGGTTAAACCTAAACGCACGGTGGTTAAGAAGCCAAAGGCTGGCGCGATTAAACGCTTTAGCCCGATATCGAGGCCACAGCGTTTTCAGGGAGTATTCTAATGTTTAAGTTAGGAAAGAACAGCCTCAACAATTTGGTAGGTGTGGATGAAAGGCTTATTGATATCGCAGAAGTTGCTATTAAGCTATCTAACATTGATTTTGGTATTCCTTCTACTGGTGGGTTGCGCACCGAAGAAGTACAAGCAAAGTTGTTTGCAGATGGTGTCTCAAAAGCCGATGGCGTTAACAGCAAGTCATATCACCAAAGCGGAAAGGCGCTCGATGTGTATGCTTACGTCGACGGCAAAGCCTCGTGGGACAAGTTACATCTTTCTCTCATAGCTGCTGCAATGCTACAAGCATCGGCTCAGTTAGGGCATGAACTAAAATGGGGAGGCCTGTGGACATCGTGGCAGGATTACCCTCATTTTGAAATCAGGGATTAACCATGAGTTTTCTAAGCTTTTTAAGTCCTATTGCCAATCTAGGTAAAACCTACTTAGAAGGTAAGAACGAAGTTGCTAAAGCCAAATCGGCGGCAGCGATACTTACGCTTGGTGCAGAGGCAGACGTTAAAGTGGCGGGTGCTAAAGCCGCCCATAAACTAGCGGACGATGGTCAGACTCAAGATTTCAACTTGGACCTAGTTGCTATGCAGCAGATGGATAAGTCATTTCTTGACGAGATTATGATTGCCTTACTTCTCGTACCTATTGCGGCGTCCTTTTTGGGCTATCAAGCCGAAGTCACTGCAGCATTTGAATCGTTTTCCGTCATGCCTGAGTGGTATCAATACCTTGTGATAGGTGTTTATGTCGTTAAGTTTGGTATGCGTGGCCTACTGACTAAGTTACTGTCGGGCCGATTAAGCGGTATGAAACTTAAATAACCTTTCCCCTTTACTCTAGCCCCTGCATATAAGTTATGATACGATCATATCTAACATTGTTTGATTATATGCGAGGGGTTAATGGACGAAATATATGTAGCAGAAGCCGTGTTTAAGATTCTTAGGGATCGAAGGCAAGGTGTAACAGATTTGATGATTTATGGGAACGTCAAGTCGATGGAACAATATCGTGAGCTTATGGGCAATTTAGAATGCCTTAATCATGTGGAACAGGAACTCAAGAGCCTGCTAGACAAACAGGAGCACTCAATATGAGCGCAGTAGAAAAAAAAGTAGAACCAGTGGTCTATGAAAAGACTGCTAAAGAATTAGCCAATGAGGCTAAAGCAAAAGTTAAAGCAGAAGAAGTTGCCGCTAAAGCAACTAAACTTGCAGACGCCTACGTGGAAAAACCACGCCTTAACCCTGACGCTATCGGGAAAACTCTCTTAGACAGGATGCCCAACCCTACGGGCTGGCGGATATTAATCTTACCCTATCAAGGCAAAGGTAAATCCGCAGGCGGTATTTTTCTCCCTTCTGAAACGCAGGAGAAAAGCCAGATTTCTACCCAAGTCGGTTATGTACTTAAGCTAGGACCCCTAGCCTATAAAGATACCGATAAATTTCCAGATGGAGCATGGTGCCAAGAAAAGCAGTGGGTTATGTTTGCCCGTTATGCTGGCTCGCGCTTCCAGATAGATGGGGGAGAAGTCCGAATCCTTAATGACGACGAGATACTGTCGACCATTTTGGACCCTGAAGACATCCATAATTTAAACTAAGGAGATAACCATGTCGGATACAAATACCGTCGAGTTAGATGTAGGTGATTCTGAAAGTATTGATGTAGAAGTTAACGATAACTTAGAGGTCGAAACAGATTCGGGTTCTGATGATCAGTTTGATAAAGCGGAAACATCGACGCAAAAAAGAATTAGCCGTCTTACTAAAAAGATGCGCGAAGCCGAGCGCCGTGAGCAAGAAGCTATTAAGTATGCTCAAGCTGTTCAAGGTGAGTCGCAAGACTTAAAGAGCCGTATGTCTAACTTAGACAACAATTACGTGGCTGAGTACACTAGTCGTGTTAACACCCAGATTGCTCAAGCCGAAGCGGTGTTGACTCGAGCTATTGAAAGAGGCGATGGCGCTGCAACGGTAGAAGCTCAACGCGACCTTACCAGTTTAGCAATTCAGCAAGACCGCGCTGCTCAAGCTAAGATGCAGTCTGATCGTCAGCAACAACAAGCCGCCGCGGCTCAACAGCACCAAGCTCAACAGCCGATGCCTGCTCAACAGCCTAAACGGCCTGACGCTAAAGCCGAGTCATGGGCCTTGCGTAACAGTTGGTTTGGCCAAGACGAAGCAATGACGTATGCCGCCTTTGGTATACACAAAAAACTCGTTGAGGAAGAAGGGTTTGACCCACAGAGCGAAGACTACTATACTGAGCTAGATAATCGTGTTCTTGATAAGTTTGGTAACGGATCAAGCAGCCCCAATAAACGCCCCGCTCAGACAGTAGTTGGAGCTTCAAGAACACCATCTGGGCGCAGTAATAGAAAGGTTCGACTCACTCCGAGCCAAGTCGCGATAGCGAAGAAATTGGGTGTGCCGCTTGAAGAATATGCGAAATACGTGAAGGAGTAACAGAGAATGACTGAACAACAAAATACAGGTAGTTCCGCCGTGAACCGTACTTCTCGCGCTAACAAAACTCGGGAGAAACAGGCGATCCGTAAGCCTTGGGCTCCTCCGTCTATGCTAGATGCACCACCTGCCCCTGATGGCTTTAAACATCGTTGGATTCGCGCCGAAACGCGAGGGTTTGATGATACGAAGAACGTCAGTGCTAAATTAAGGGAAGGTTATGAGCTTGTCCGAAGGGACGAGTACCCAGACTTTGAATCCCCTACTATAGAATCAGGTAAATACCAAGGTGTCTTTGGAGTTGGCGGACTGCTTCTCGCTCGTATACCAGACGAAACTGTGGCCGAAAGAACTAACTACTTCAAAGGACGTAGTAAGGACCAAATGGATGCAGTGGACCATGATATGATGAGAGAGAATGCACATTCATCGATGACGATTAGTAAACCTGACCGTCAATCTCGTGTAACTTTCGGTGGTCCACAAAAATGATATGGACTACCCCTTTAGGAGAGAATTATAATGGCTAATGCAAATACTGCCTATGGTCTCCGTCCTATCGGGCTAGTTGGTAGCGGTGTCAATTCTACTGGTGTAACCCAGTATGAGATCGCTTCCAACAACACCAATGCTATTTACCAGTTTGGTTTATGCGTTCCGCTAGCAGCGGGCGTTATTGACTTTGCTGGAGCTACAAGCGGGGGAACTACTCCTGCACTTGGTGTCCTGATGGGCGTTGAATATGTTGACTCTGTGACTAAGAAGCCAACATTCTTAAGCTACTGGCCGGGCTCTGGCTCTGTAAGTGTGGATACTAACCACCCAGTTAAAGCTTTTGTTGCTGATAATCCAAATCAGTTGTTTAAAGTAGCGTCTGACGCCACACTAACTGACCGTGCTACTGCACAGGCAGCCGTGTTCGCAAACGCATCTTTGGGAACTTCCGCACGTACTGGTACGTCGGTAGGTAACTCAAATTCCGCCTTGGGCGTGTCTACAATTGCAACTACGGCTACTTTGCCATTGCGTATTGTTGGCATTATGGACGACGCAGGTAATACCGACTTTGCATCTGCTGGTATTCCAATGATTGTTCGTATCAACGCTCATTACAACGCTAACACAAGCCGCTTCGACTCGCAGACTACTGCTACGTCGCTAGGCCTATAGGAGGGTTAGATCATGGCTATTTCTCGCGCACAACTAGCGAAAGAGCTTGAACCCGGCCTAAACGCCTTGTTCGGACTCGAATTCAACCGTTACGAAAACGAGCATTCTGAAATCTTTGAGGAAGAGTCTTCGGACCGTGCCTTTGAAGAAGAAGTAATGCTTGGTGGTTTCTCAACAGCACCTGTTAAAAATGAAGGCCAGTCCATCAGTTTTGACGATGCTCAAGAGACTTACACCGCTCGTTATTCTCACGAAACTATTGCGCTTGCGTTCTCAATTACTGAGGAAGCAGTGGAAGACAATCTTTATGATCGTCTTGCATCGCGTTACACCAAAGCTCTGGCCCGCTCTATGGCTCAGACTAAGCAAATCAAAGCAGCGGCTATATTGAACAATGCGTTCTCTACTGGCGTTAATGCGATTGGCGATGGTGCAGCACTTTGTTCCGCATCTCACCCTTCTCTTTCGGGTAACCAAACCAATGTCTTGGCAGTTGCTGCCGACCTCAACGAAACTTCGTTGGAGCAGATGTTGATTGACGTTGCTGGTTTGACGGATGAGCGTGGTTTGAAGATTGCAGTTCGTGGCATGAAGCTTATTATTCCTAAAGAGCTTCAGTTCATCGCAGAACGAGTGATTAACTCGAACTTGCGCTCTGGCACTGCGGATAACGATCTTAACGCAACTAAGTCTATGGGAATGCTTCCAGACGGTGCAGTGGTTAACCACTTCCTTACCGATACTGATGCTTTCTTCATCAAGACTGATGCCCCTAACGGCTTCAAGCACTTCAACCGTTCGTCTATTAAGACTGCGATGGAAGGTGACTTCGATACGGGTAACATGCGCTTTAAAGCTCGTGAACGCTACTCATTCGGTGTATCCGATTGGCGTTGTGTTTACGGTACGCCCGGCGCAGCATAACCACACGGTAACGTGTAGTATAGAAAAGGGAGGCTTCGGCTTCCCTTTTTTGTGCCTAACATTGACAGTCTACAAAGGACAATGGTATGTTATACTTACACTTATCGGGAAAAATCTCGGTGAATCTGACAGACCCGACTGACGACATGTAGACAGATTCGCTTAACTCACATGTGAGAACTATAAAATGGCTAATACAACTTTTAACGGACCCGTCCGTTCACAAAATGGCTTTGAAGACATTTCAGTAGCTTCAGGCACTGGAGCAGAAACTACTAATTCTACCTACGGCAACAATGCTAGTATTGGTGGAACTCTTGCCGTAACTGGCGCTACAACTTTAACTGGCGCTGTTAAAGCTAAACGCTCTGTCGTTAAAACTTGGGAAGCAACAGGGGCAATCTCCGATACCCTAGCTATTGCTGATTCAGGTGCTATTGTACTTATCCATGGTACTTTAGATAATGTCATTACTTTACCCGCCGCAGCTACTGCAACAGAAGGCGCGTATTTTGATTTCTTAGTAACTACTGCGGTAGGTTCAGGTAAAACAACAACTATTGTTATTCCTACTGTAACAGGTAGCACTTTCTTGGCTCAAACTCAACTAGCAGCAGGAACCGCGTCTAATGCCGTTATTACAAACGCAGGGGACACATTTACCTTTGTAGCTGGTTCGGGAATAGGTTCTAGGTGCCGTATTACTTGTATAACTGCGGTAACTGGTGGTAAGCAAGTATGGATGGCAAGCTCTGTAGGCACACCTATCTCCACAGTAGGTTAATTTAGGAGAAATCTCATGGCTTCTGATGTTCAATCAACGTTTATAACCGCCGCTGTGGCAGATACGAATGGTATTTCGGTAGCTGCTGCTGTTGGCAACAATGCGGCTTTGACCATTGGAGGCGCTTTAGCCTCTGGTGGCGCTGTTGTGTTTGACCAACCTCGGAATATTACTATTCTTAGTGCAGGTAACGACAGCAGTAAATCTTTTACAGTAGTGGGTACAGATGAAACAGGCACCGCGGTAACCGAGTCTATTACAGGCGGTAATGCGGGCACTGCTACGGGCACTCAACACTTTGCTACTCTAGCGTCTATTACTGCCGTTGGAAATCCAGCGGGTGATGTTAGTGCAGGATCAGGCACGTCTATTGTTGCTCCTATGTTTAAAGGTCGTATGAGGCTTAGAGGCATGTATGCTGTAAACACTGGAACGGCGGGTACTGTTACTTTTCGTGAAGGAAGTGCTAGCGGAGGAATCCGTATGCAGTTTAATACAGTAGGGACTGCGGACACCGCAGAATACCCTGACATACCTGATGACGGTTTGATGTTTAAAGAAGGTGGTTATGTGGCGTATACGCAGACAAAACTATCTTCTATAACAGTCTTTTACGCATAGGCGCTTCGGCGCTTAATTGTATCTAACTTCAGAGGTGGTTATGCCTAAATTGAAAACCCCTCTCCCTACCCGTGAGCCGCGAGATAATAATCTTGCGGTTCTCAAAGAGAATGGCATGAAGATAAACGAAGTACTGGCAAAGCTTGAGAAGCATGAAGCCGAATGTAATTTAAGATACCAGCGTATTGAAGAAAAGTTGGCTGATCAAAAGCAAACGTTAAAAGGCTTAGATGTTAAAATTTGGGGTCTTGCCGTATTGATACTAATTGCACCTCTTGTGCATAAATTATTGGCGTAGTCATGAGCGAATACTTCTTCAGTGATCCGATTGAGTCGAAGATTGTAGAAGAAATAAGGCACTGGTCCTCAGACGTCTTAGAAAAACCCAATGCATACTTTAACAACCTTCCCGCTTGTCCTTATGCGCGTAATGCGTGGTTAAGCAAGAAGGTGGCAGTACTGTTTGTGTACGATGAAGGTTATCAAAGCTTGTACTCAAGCATCTCTCAGTTTGACGACAACTATGACATTGCGCTTGTGGTAGACATGGGGAGCAATAAAACTCCTGAAGACTTCCATAATTATTTAGATGACTTAAACGAAGTTATTTCTAACGGCATGTTTATTGACAAGGACATCTGGTTGATGGGTTTTCACCATGAAGATGAAGCCAGTGATTTTGTGGGCGAGGTGAGCTTTGAAGCGGACGATAAGCCTTACTCTATCATCTTTGTGCAACGATTATCTAAGTTACAACAAGCGGCTGACAAGTTGAATAAAAAAGGCTATTATGATACATACGATGCTGAACATAATGCACGAGAAATTTACGAAGTAAGAGAAACTTTATATAGGAAGCTCCAAAATGGCTATGAAACCAAAGAAAGTTAGTTCTGCAGGCAAAAAGCCTGTTAAGCGTATGCGTGGTGGCGGCATGGTGGCTATG